GGATTTATCCAAGGTTCATGAAGAGTGAGGTCGTAAAGACCGGACAACCTGTTGGCAGCTGCTTGTGCCATATCAGTAGTGCTCATTGGTGCAACTGTGATATGTAACTTTGGCAACAACCGACGCAAATCATATATACTGTATGCCACGCCTGGCATGGGATACACGCGCCCGAGAAAAGTTGCACCAAAGGTGGCATCTTCCAGCTTAGCAACTAACCCTAACCTCGTGGTAGTTGCAAAGAAACTGTCCTGTACTATTTTCGGCCCTAAACTATCATCACCGTAAAACACACACTTATCACACGTATGTGTGAAAGCCTCGTCTTCAGGCATGATTGCCCGAAAAGCGAGGTACCACACAAACATGTTGACGAGCGTGTTCCTCACGGTAGTGAAAGGGCTGCCAGACAACAAAGTACCCCTGACCTCGTACTTCACCCCAAAGGAAGTACGAGCCATTGGTTCAGTTTCTTGTTTACGAATATCAAGGATTGCCCGCCTGTATTGGGGAGGGAATACCTTCTTCATGATATTAAACACTATATCAGCCATATCGACTGTTTGGGTACCATCGTATGAACTATAATCCGATCCAAAAAAATCGCCGCCTTCAGTGACTTGTGCCACTTTCCTATCAATCTCATCGCCACGGGAACCGGGTCCCCAGCAGTTGAAGTGCATTTTCTTCATCTGGTTAGCTAACGGTATCGTGAACCGTGATGCATTGATCATATGCCCGTCCGACACAGGGCTTATGTTGCGCGGCGCTTTAACACTGGCGTACGGTTCCTTCTTCATAAAAGAAATCACCTTATTGTCAGTGTTGTATGCACCTTCGAATAGATTATTTAATGGTACTTTGCGTGCATTATTTCCCTGTTCCTCAATCGCGTCGTCACCCCCAAGAGGAGTCAAACGTCCAAGTTTGTCAGCTATGAGCCGACAAAACTCCCCAGCAATTTTCTTCTGGTAACGTGTGAATCTCTTTCTGTTGTGTATGTCATTGATCCTGTGCTGGACTGTCACATAATCATGTTCACGACTAAAAATTGGAACTAAGGAAGGTTTGGTCGCAACTGGGGCACAAATAGCCCGAGCATATAAATGTTTCGGACCAGGCCTCTTACCAATGGAATAATGGTGGGCAAACCCACGGTACGTCCAACCGCACTTAGTGTTTATACTTGTCAATCTATCTGTTAGATAAAATTTCATCCCGCTCACAAGGGTACGTTCAGTAAAGCCGCTGTCTTCCGGTACGTGCATAATT